ACTAAACAACCAACCAACCAACCAACCAACCAACCAACTTAACCAACCAACCTGCTGCCTATGCCTCGGAACCCCCACTTCATGATGCGACGTAAAGCCGCGGATTGTGGGGGTTCCAGCTTTTCAGACGCTTCCACTTTGGTCAATGTCAGTCATGAGTACGACCCAGACGAGGACATTCAGGTGGATTCCTTGGCCGGGCACTTGCGGGTGTCCACTGAGAGGACCTACCATTTGGAGGTCCCTCATTTCGCCACGGATGATACGCCGAAACGCTTCGAGTCCATGTCTAACCCTCACAACCAGTGCGGGCCTCTTCTCCGTGATGAGGTCCCAGTGGTCACTGGGTCTGACTACGATTCGTTCATGGCCGCTTTTAACAAGCGTTGCAACACGGTTCACACGGACGACATCGAAGATGACGTCTACGAGGCCGCTTATGCTTTGGTCGACTCTCTTCCCCGGTTGTTCGAACCGTGGGACGAGAACGAGGTCGACAGAGCTGAGTGGATGAAAAATTTTGAACCCAGCAAACGCGAGCGCATGGACATAGCATTTCATGAAATCCCTGAAGCCACGCTCAAAACCATCGGAACCAAAGACTTGTCGGTAAAGCACGAAGCGTTGCTCAAACGCAACGACCCTTCGTGGGCCCCACGTGTGATTTACGCGGGGTCTGACGTGTTCAACACCACTACCGGGCCCGCCGCCATGGCAGTCATGGCCCGGTTCAACACGTTGCTTGCTTTGGGACCGATTTCTGGCGTCGAAACTCTGACAGCTTACAAGCAAACCGACACAACTTTGGCAAGTTTCATCAGCGATGACCTTTCTTTCAGCCACAAAATCGAAGGCGACTATTCTGCCAACGACAAGCATCAGCGCAAACGCGTTCATTTGTTGTTTGACAAGTTTCTGCAAGTCATCAACATGCCTGTCTGGCTCAGACGCCTTTTGAAAGGAATCAACAAATTCAAGGTGCAATCCCGTCATTATGGCTTAACTGCCGTTTTGGAAAATCAGCTGCCTACTGGCACCACTTTCACCACCGCGCGCAACTCTTTCTACAACTGGGTGATGTTCGTGACCGGCATGGTGCGCCAAAAAGTCAGGGCTCGGGCCCTGATTTTAGGCGACGACTTGCTGGCCGCCACTAACTCACCCGTCAATCTCAAGAAGTGGGTTGCACACGTGGCCAGGTTTAAGATGGTGCTCAAGGCTAAGGCCCCTCTTCATTGGGGCGACTGCACTTTTCTCTCCCGCCGACTAATCTGCTGTGGCGAGCAACCATGCATGGTGCCTTTGATAGGCAAAGCACTAGCTAGGTTTAACAGCCGGGCCTTGTACACCGAAAACAAGACCCACTCGCAATACATGGCAGGCAAGGCTCTCAGTTACGCCTACGAGTTCAGGCACGTTCCATTTCTGCGCGATTTCTTCTTGCAGAGACACGTTCTTGAGGACCGTTCAGCTCTTTCGTTGGACGACCTCACCTGGACTGCCAAGATATCAGGCATAAACCTGAGTAACCTTGTCCCGACAATTAAATCTGAAACCGTACTAATCTCCGATGAACATTTTCGTGATTGGTCAATGGAAACCTATGATTTAGGTTTGTCAGATTTGGAAGAGATCTTTTCTATGGTTATACTCTCTGATGAATGTGTACTTGTGGAGCATGCGGCCGTCGCCAATTTAGCAAAAGACTGGTAAACGGCAGCACTCCTATTGGTGCTGTAGCAGTGTGAATCTGCAGCGGGCCCGTTCCGCGCACCTCAGAGTGGTCTGAAGGGCTTGACCCGACACCCC